ACCCGGCGTCACGGCCGGCGTCGCATAGAGCAGCCCCGAGACCGGATCGTAGTTGTATTGACTGCCGTCCGCCGCAACGATCGTGGTGCCGGGTCCGGTGATCGAGATGGTGCCCGTGGCGGCGTTGCCGGTGGGGTTCGAGGCGGTCGCGCCGAACTGGTAATATGTGTCCGGCTCGACCGTGATCGTCTGCGTAAGCGCCACGGTGCCGCCAACCTGTGTGATCTCGTTCGCCGTGCCGCCGAAGAACAGCGCGAGGTTGTTTCCCGTAATGTTGTCGCAGGTGAACTTGCCGGCGAACTCGGTCTGGATGTCGATCGAGTCGTCCTTGACCTTCTGACCCGCATCCGAGTCGTAGTGGTCGAGCGTCGTGACCTTGCGCTCGCTCTCGAAACTCGGCGTGTTGCCGAAGTATTTGTATCCGCTGACCGGGGTGCGGTTGTCGTCGGAAACGAACAGGTTGAAGAAGAGTCGTCCCTTTCCAACCGTGTAGGCGTTCTGGAAGCTTTGGTTGCCACTCATGGACTTGACCTCACGGATAGAGTGTGAACGGATCGGAAAGCGTTATAGCGTAGTCGATGACGATCGGCAAGTAGAACCCTTCCACTTGGCCTGTCGTTTGAGAAGCGGGACGAACGATCCCAGGGTAGAACTGCAAGTCCGGAATCAGGCCGCCGAGACGGAAGTATTGCGGAAACGCCGCCGCGCCGCGATTGTTTGTCGCGGTGATCATCGATAGGCGCTGCTCGACGAGAGCTTTGAAGTTGTAGAGGTAGTCTGTCGGGTTCGCCGGGTCACCGGGCTGCCAGCCCTGGACCAACAGGTGCCAGCCGTCATACATCGTAAAGTGATCCGGCCCGGTGACTTCCGCCTTGAGGTCGTCGGGCTTGCGCGCCTCCAGTATCGAAATGAAGGGTTGCGTCATCTCCGCGCCGAACACGGTGCGGCCACGGAACACGTTGCCGGCCAGCGAGGCGAGCGTGGTGCTGCCGAATACGGGAAGGTTGTCGATGCCCTCTAAATGCGTCGCCAGCGCCTTGAGCATGCGAAGCTGCAAGCAATCGCCGGGGAACGTGGGAGGGGAACCGCTCACTGAAAAAGCTACTTTTGTGCGCGGACAAAAAATTGCCGGCGGAACTCCGCTTGGGCAAAAGCCATCACGTCCGGCTCGATCTGGCCGCGCACTTTATCAAACACCTGATCCACGCTCGGGCCATACAGCACGTAAAGGTCGCCGCGCTTGCCGAGAGGTTCGGCGTCAATGATCTTCTTATCGAAACCGGGCGGAAAACGGCCGTTTTTGAGTTTGATCGCAACCTGTAGATTGCCATTGAAATTCACCACGAAAGCCGTGGGCATGTCGATGACGTGACCGGGCTTGACCTCTACCTGCACGCCGATGCGCAGCCGGGTCTTGCCGGTGTCCTTGCGCGTCTTGCGACGCACCGAAGACGCCGTGTTGATGCCCAGCTTGACGGCACCCTCGCCGTCCTCCCAGCCGCGCGTGGAGTCCGGCGTGGGACTGCCAAGAGCGAACCGATACAGCGACGTGCCGCGCGCCCTGGCCGACACCACAGCCTTGGAGTTGAGCGCGGTGGCGAACTCGTCGATGTAGAATCGCTTCGGTTCATTGAAGTAGTTCGGCGGGAACCGCACCTGCTCGACCATGGCCTTGCCGCCGATCTCCAGCGCCTTGCGCGCTGTCTCATTTAGCGTGATCGGAAAAGCCGCGTCCACCGCTGCCTTGGTGTTGGCGAAATGAAGCTGTATGTCCTTGATGAAGGAGAGGTCAATCTCCGCGAGTGCCTTGTTCGCCATCAGGCCAGACTCACAGACCATTTGTCGTCGATCGGTCCGTTCGGCGGATCGCGCACGTCCAGCGTCGCGGTCAGGTCGTAGTCGGGGAACACCACGTAATCCCCGTTCGCGGGCGAGATGCCGGCGCCGGCAAGCTGCTCGCGGTTGAACACCACGCGGGCAACCTGCGTCAGCATCGTAGAAAAGCCGGCAGTGGCCCCGAGAGGGTCTTGCTCCACGATGATCTTGTCCTGAAACCGCGCCGTCAGCGGTATCTCTACGGCCGCTGGCGACGTGGTTCCACGAAGATAGTAAACGATCGGCACGGCAAACGCGGTATGCACCGCGCGCCGTGCCGACTTTTTGATATCCGCGAAGGATTGGCCGAAGGCCATTACAGGCCGTGGTCTTCGTCGGTGACGGGCTCGGGCGCGGCGGCCTGGGCCGGGGTCGCCGCGACGGCGGCGGCATTGGCTTTGGCGGCCGGGGTCGGGCCGGGGATGATCGGCTTGGGTGCGGGCATGCCCGCTGCCGGCGGCGCAACTTTTTGGAGAGCGGCGAGGTCCGTGTCGGTGACGGCGGGGCGGCCCTGAGTGTCCGAACGCGGCTTGCGCAGCACCGGATAGTGCGGATTGGCCTTTTCGATTTGGGCAACCTCGCTCGGCAGGAACGCGAAAATCTTGCCGATCTCCGGGACGACTCGCTTGGCCACGGTCTTGCCGTCTGCGCCGGTCACAAGGCGGGACAGTATGATGGTGTTCATCGGGACCATGTTGACGGTATCTGGCATGGGCTGGGTTTCCTTTGTGGACCAACGCCGCCCCTGAAAAGCTGCTTTTCAGGGGCGGCGATCAGTCAGGCTTGGTTACTGATAGAGGCCGCTGTCCGTGACAACCTTCAACGTGAAGGTGTTGTTCGGCCGCAGCGGGATCATCAGCGGTGCCGATTGCGTCATGGTGTAGCGTGCGGACGGGTCTTCCGACTTCCACATTTTCGGATACATGTCCACCGCCGCGAGGTTCGCGTCAAAGTCCATGATCGCGCCGAAGGCACGGATGCCCTTGGTGTTCTGTCCGATGCCGACGACGGTGCCTTGGTCGAGATAGGAGTGAAAGTTGCCCTGACCGTCCTCCCACTCGTTGTTGTAGGTCCATAGGTCAAGCTGGCCGCCGCCCGCCGGGCCGCTGATGTAGCCCTGATACTCGTAAGGCGAACCGTCGCCGACGCCCATCCGGTTGAACGTGGTGTTTGAACCGCGATAGAAAGCGTTGAGCAGGATTTGCACGTCGCTGTGCGAATCGTTGATGAACGCGGACCACGCATCCAGGCCGAACACCAGCGAACGAATCGGCGAGCGGGATAGGCGGTAGCTCTTCGTCCGCGCGTAGTAGATATCCGACATCGGCGTGGCCGTGGTCTGGTCCCAGGTAGCCGAACCGGATAGCGTGACGTTGAGCGACGGGTCGCGCAGAAAATCGATCGTGTTCGTCGGGTAGTCGTCGCCCGTGATCGTTATCCGCGCATTGACGATGGCTTGGCACGCCATCCAATCCCATCTGTTCTCGATGACGATCCGCTCGCGCCGCATGTTGTCGGCGACGATCGCGTCGAAACGCTCTTGCAACGTCAGGTCGCCGAACGGGCGCTCGCCGGCCCGCCGGGTCAGGGTCCGCGAGGGATCGACGATGTGCTTCGGCTTGACGTAGGCCGGCTGGAACTGGCGGACCTGATAGCCTGTCTCGCGCATCACCCGGCCCTGGACGTTCGGGGCGACGAACGGGGCGAGGCGGTATTCATTCAGGTCCACCGAGTCGAAGCGGATTTCTTGGTTGGGCGAGTTGATCGTCTCGGGGAAATAGTTGAGCCAGAACCCGACGATCCCCGGCACCTGCTCGGGGGCATAGAGGACCTCCATGAGCGTGCCGGTTTCATAGTCGCCGATGATACCCGGCGCGAGCCGGGGATCGAACAGCGCGGAGGCGCACGCGGAGCGCAGCGAGGAAATCAGTTGCGCATTCGGAATGCAGTTCGTCGAGAAGTTCCGCTTGTCGAGCAGGTTCTTGAGCGGCACTCGATCGGGCCGATTCATCACCGACGAGTCGGCGACCAGTAGCTTGCGATGCTTACTCATAGCGTAGTCCTTTCGTGCTTCGGCTACTGCCGCCGGTTCCCCGGAGTTATGAAATCAGACGAGAGCCGAGGGGAACATGGGCGTCCCGGCGAAAGCGGCTTTCCGCTGCGCGATCGTGTTGATACCCGCCGGCCAGATGAGAATCTCGTGGTTCGGAGCGCCGGCCAAACACACCGGGCAAAGACTGCCCGCCGTGGAGGGTTGCATCAGAAACCCGATCGCGTTGCCCGTGGTCAGCGGACGGCTGGAGTCCACGGTGCCGCCGGCCAGGGTCGAGCCCGACACGGCGATGGCGCTGGAGGACTTCGCGATCGTGATCGAGTTGCCGGCGGTGCCGGGCGAGTTCGCCTCGATCGTGACGATCAGCCCGGTCACGTCAACGGTGGCGTTCACGCCCAAGGTGGACGAAAACGCGTTGACGTAGAGCATCAGATTGTAAGCCGATGCCTGCGCGGCAGTCATCGCCGTGGGGTAGATGTCGTCGCCGATGACCTGTCCGGCGCTGACCGCCGAACCGATCGTCACCGTGCCCGAGGTCTCGATCGGATATTCGCCGGACTCTGGTGCGGCCGGAATGGCGACGGGAGCGGTGCCGGCGACGGCCCAGGTGATCACGTTGCCGGCGATGGTCACTGTATCGTTCGCCGCCGGGGCCGCCGAGAACGTGTAGGTTCCCGTGGCCGAGGCGACCGGTGCCCCGTCTCCCGCATTCGGGTTCCAAGCCACAACACCGTCACCGTTGAGGCTGTCGAGCGCGACCACGGTGAACTGCGCCAAGGACGAATTGGCCATCATCGCTTGGGTGACAACCTGAGCCTCGCCGGCCCAAGGCTGGAACGGGACGAAAGTAGAATCGACAAGAACGCCGGAGGCGAGAGGGTTGGGGTAGGTGGGAACGAAATTCCCGAAGGTGCCGGACATAAGGCAAACTCCTGTTCGTTAACGACGGGATACGATAACGCCGCCGGTCGGGTCAAGCGAAAAAGCGGCTTTTCAGGCGACGCTGCGATTGCGGCTCTCGTCGAGAAGCTGCTGCGGGGACTTGGCACCGCCGGGAATCGGCTTCACGCCGAACGCCTTGCGCTGGGCGCGCAGGATGCGCTGGGCAGCAGTCTCGCCGCCACCTTCGCCGCCGGTCTCATCCTCGCCCGTGCCGCCGTTCGCGCCCACGTTCGGGTGCGGCGAGGTCTCCATGGCCGCGAGGAACGGCGACGTGGCCGCGCCCGGCGCTGCCTTCGGTGCCTTCGGCGGCGCGGCCTTCGGGCTCGCCTTGAGAATCGCGGCGGCGGCCTCGATGCTCATGTCCGTGCCGAACGCGAGATGCTGCGCGAGTTCGGTGCGGCCCTCGGCCTCGGCATGGCTGACGATGCCCTGCACGCGCGCCCGCTCGGCGGCGGCTGCTTCGCGGGAGACGGCGGCTGCGTCCACAACGGGCGCGGCTGCGACGGGAGCGACGGCCGGGGCCGTGGTGGGCGCGGTTGCCATCAGGTCAGTTCCTTGTGAGGTTGAACGGGGGTTCTCGTCGGGGTCCGGCTCATCGTCCGCGATGTCCGTGCCGTCGTCGTCATCGGACACGTCTTCCGGGTCAACGGCTTCCGGCTCGGTGTCGTCGTCATCAGTGTCGTCAGCATCGGAAAAGAACGTCTCCAAAGCTTCGGGCGGGTTCTGGACAGAGTCCACAAGTCCCAACGCTAACGCATCGTCCGCCAAATAGCAACGGGCTTCCGTTTCGCGGACGGCTTCTTCCGTCAGGCCCGGCCGATACGTCGAGACCGTCGTGACGAACTTGTCATACATCTTTTCAAGCTCGGCCTGCATATCCGCTGAAACGTCGTCGGGCAACGGCGCATAGGGATGCCCATCAACCTTGTGAGCGCCCGCGAAAAGCAGCGTCATCTTCACGCCGATCTCGTCGAGCATCTTGGACATATCGACGTGCATCATCATCACGCCGATGCTGCCGACACCGCCCGAGGATGTGACGGCAATGCTATCGACGGCGCACATCAGGTAGTATGCCGCCGAGTAACAGTTCGAGTCCACGACGGCGAGCGACTTCTTGCCGCCGCCCTTCGCGCTGGCCGCATAGACGATCGCGGCGGTCTCTTCGCAGCCGGCGACCATGCCCCCGTAACTGTTTACGTCGTAGACAATCCCGTCCACTTCCGGGTCCGCCATCGCGGCGGCGACCTGGGCGCGGATGAAGTTGTAGCCGGTCACGTAGCCCCACGAAGACGAGTAGCGGTTGATGAGCATCCCGTGAACCGGGATGATCGCCTTGCCGTTCGTGAACACGAAAGGCTTCTCGTTCGCATCGACCACGCCGTAGGCGGCGGCCAATTCGACGCGCTGAAAAGTAACTTTTTCGTCCTGCGTCGCCGGGTCCGCGTTCGCAAGTTCGTTGATGTCAGCTAGGAGTCCCACGTTCATCGGACTGCCGACGCCGGGAACGGACGCATAGCGCGCCGCCACCAGGGCGGGGCGCATGTTGAACTGATCGAGGACTTTGCGCGCTAGTTGGCGGCTCATGAGGTCTGGCCCTTACTCGGCGCGGGATCGTCGGGATTGCCGCTCTCGTCCGTTTCGCCGTCGAGTTCGTTCGTGCTGCTGTCGTCCGGGCTGTCCTGCGGAACGTCCGTGGGTTTATCCATGGGCTTCTGCGATATGTAATCGGCCGGAACATTGTTGTCATTGAACATGACGATCTCGTCGGCGCGCTGCTCGACGATCTCGCGCCAGTCGTATCCCAGCTTGGACGACTCGATGGCGTGCGTCGAGAGACCGGAGCGGATGCGCAGGATCGCGGCCTGAGTCTCCTTTAGCTCGTCGATCTGCCCGGCACCCGACCCGATCCACGTGCAGCGGGTAAAGGACTCCTTCGCCATCGGCCTATAGAAGTCCTCCCGGCTCGCGCCGCGCGGCAGCGGCACGTCACCGTTCGCCATCGCCTCCTCGACCCATAGCTCATAGACGTTGCTGGCGAGCCGGTCCGCGACATGTTTCTTTCGGCTGGCCATGGCGGCGTTCTGCACGCCCATCGCCAGCCGTCCGCTGGAATAATTGGTCTTGGAGAAGTCCCGCGACAGGCTCTCGTAACTCACGCCCAGGCCTGCGGCAATGTGCCGCAGCATTGCGTCATCGAATGACGTGCCGATACCACCGGGCGTGCCGGTGTTGCGGATGTTCATTTTCGTGCCGGGGAAGAGATGCGGCACCTTCGCGCCGTCGATTCCGATATTCGTCGCGCCGTCGAGATACTGCCCCAACGCGCTCATGTAGCCGCCATACGCGCCGATCATGCCGTCCACGGGGCTGTTCATGCCGTTCTGGCCCATAGCCAAGGCAATCGCCTCGCCCGGCAGTTCCGACTCGATGGCGGCGGCGTAGGTCGCGTTTATGACCGCGGACTGTAGCACCACGTCGCGAAACTTGGAGGTCATGCGCAGAGACTTGAGGACCGACACCATGTCGGCGATGCCGCGCGTCTGGCCGTGGTCTTGCGCCTCTACAATGTGGATAACCTGCCGGCGGCCCCACGGCTTGCGCGCGGACACCTGCCGCCAGCGCCAAGCCCAGTCGTCGGGATAGGCGTCGAAACGCTCGCCGAGACGGAACCAGTAGGACGTGGGTTTGCCGCGCAAATCCATCGCAACGCCGCGACGAAGAATACGCGTATCGATGACGCCTTGAGGGTTGCATAGCCGGTCGCTGCGCACGAACTGAATGCAGGTGTTGAATGGCCTGTTGGCCTCCTTCACCCACTCGGCAGTCGCGATCGTCTCACCGGTCTGCATGAACACGGCAATGGCCAGCCGCAGCATGGCCGTGAAAGACATCGTGCGGCTAGCGTCGAGCCAACACTCCGTGGAGTCGGCCACGGTGTTGAACCATGCCTCGGCCCACTTGGAGAACTCGGTCGCCCAATCCTTGTTGTAGCCTTTGTTGTATTTGCCCAGAATCGTGTAATTCGGCATCGCGTTGAGGCGATACTGCGCACCGACGATGGCGTCCTGATGTATCTTGGACGCACCGGAGACGTAGCCGTTGTTGCGAACGCTGTCGCGACCCCTGGCATCAAGGATTTCCTTGTTCCAGTTGATGATGCGGTCCGGCGAGCCCAGCGCGGGACGCCACGATGCGACCTCGCGATCGAAGCGGGACGCACCCTCGTAACCGCCTCCCGTGATGCCGCGCAGCGGGCGACCGTAGCCGAGGTCACCGTCCACGACATCGGTGCCGAGGCTGACAGCGAACGGGACGGTCCGCAGGCCGCTCTCTGAAAAAGCCGCTTTTTTGCGCACGTTGCCCATCAGAAAAAGAACGCGAGCGGCCGGCGATTGCGCCACTGGCCGAGAGAGATGGGCTGATATCCGATGCCGGGCACGGCGGCTATCGTCCTGATAAGATTGAGCAATGCGGTCGAGTTCGCCATCGTGTAGGCGATCGACTCGCCGTTCTGATCGGTCACGCTGCGCACCTGCGCGCCGCCCATGAGCGCGAGATATGCTTGGTCAAGCTGCTGTAGGTATTGCGTCGGGGATAGCGTTGTGCTGCCTGACATCCGCGTTCCTAGCCCAACTTCTTGCCAAACGAAGAGAAGTCATAGCTCGATTGCGTCGGCTTTGCAAACGCTACTTTTTCTGCTTTGTCAATCACCAAACTGTTCTTGTCCCACACGTCCGCCCAATTCGGTGGAAGCTGCCAATTCAGGAACTCGGCCGAAATGAGCGGCGATACCAGCGCGCCGATCGCGTAATAGCTCAAGTCGAATCCTTCGTTCCGTTTTTGTTGCGTCCGCTCCCAGCCGGAGTCGGTCCGGCGCTCGGCGCACATCTCGGCAAACCACCAGTCGGGAAGCCAATTCCCGAAGCGGAACCGACCCTTGCCGTTCTCGACGGATTGCAGCCGGCCGACCAGGGCGTCCTTGAGGGCGTTCGAGTTTAGGATCATAACAGGAACGTCGCCGCGCGCGGCGGCCTTGACACCGCGTTGGTTGGAATCAGGATATGTTATCATGGTTCTAGGGCGGTTGCTGTTGCCGTCGCCCTTGACAAGATGAAAACGAGCCGACTGCCCGGCGCTGCGCAGCCGGCGAAAATAGTCGTAGGCGTTAGTGGTCGCGCCGGTCTGGCCCGCCGAGTCGCACACGGTGTAGCGAATCGTCATGCGCCGAGTCGATCCGTCCGAAAGCTGGTAGCTCCTGTTCAAGACCTCCGTGGTGATCTCGTCCCAATCCTCCGCATAGGTGCCGGGCTTGACCCATAGCGCATCGCCTTGTGTGTCCGTGCGCCGCGACTTTTTGATCGCAAACCGATCGATGACGGACACGTCGAAAGGAATGCCCGGCCCCACGCCGTGAACTTGCACCACGAACATGTTGTTTTGCACGTCCACGCACGCGACCAGAAAGCGCACGTCGGGCGGCACCAAGGGTTCCAGGGCCGCACCCGTGGATGTCAGGCGCTCGATACGGTCCTCGCCGCTGGCGTCCTTGTAGGGGAACGGTTCGGCCACGGACTTGAGGTTCTCGGGAAGGCGTTCGAGTTCCGCCGATTTCGGGATGTAGGGCTCGCCGAGGTCCGTGTTGAAGAATTTCTTGAGTTCGTCTTCCGACCCGGTGCGATCGAACTGCTCCATGGCCGTCAGATAGGTGGTGACAAGCTGGACCCAGGTCACGAAGTTCGCGGCCGTGCCGTTCACCCAAAACGATGCGACGCGCGAACGGACCGCGTTGCCGACGATGTTGCCCTCGGCGTCGATCGACTGGCCGTCTTTCAGCCACACGCCGAAATCCTGCATCCCGCGCCGGTCATCGGGCTTGATGGCACAGCCATTGATCGGACAGCGCATGATGACGGTCTCGGCGCTTTCGAGGATCGTCGAGCGGCCTTCCCATTCGAGAAGTTTCCAGCCGCCCTCGAAATACTGGCCGCACTTGGAACAGGGCCAATACCACCGTCGCCTGTCCCCACGGTTGTAGAGCCCTAGAATGCCGTCACACGGCGGCGCTTCATGGGCCGTGGCTTTGAACCACTTCGGATCGGTGACCGGCCTGGAGGGCGTCGATTCGGCCAGCGTCATGGCGAATGAACCGAACGAGGTCGTCCGCTTGCTGCCGAGGTCGAATGGGTTGCCGTCACCATCCACGTCGTCTGGCATGCGGTCGTAGTCCGTCAACGCCACGCGACCGATCGGGCGACCCGCGAACTCGGAGACGGAAGGCCACGAGAGGTTCAATATCATTCCGGTTTTGTAGTGCTTGTCGTGCTTGTTGTCGGAGTTCGGGTCTCGAAGCTGCATCATGCCGATTTCGGGGCTGTCACGATGCATGCGCCCGACGCGCCGCATGGAGAAGTCACGGGCAGCGGATTGCGTCGGGCTATAGACGATCATATCCATCGGATCGACCTTGACGCTGTAGGCCGTCCAGTTCAGAATCAGGGATTGAGTCTTGCCAGACTGAGCCGATCCGACGAATATTACGGCAGAATATTGCATAGAGGCAAGACAATCGGCCGGTTCGGTCATGTATTGGGCCATGTCCGACCGATAAGGACCGATGTAACTGCCAGGATTATTTAGACGGACATATTTCTCGGCCGCCTCGGTGACCGTGAGACGCTCGGGCGGACGCATGAGTTCCGCGAGGTCGATGAATAGCTGGGCAATGTCGTCAAAGGTCGAAGTCTTCCGAGTCTTTTTTACGTGGTGACGGTCCACGTTCCGCAGATTTTCGTCGGTTCTTAAAGGCATCGATCATCTTCCTGCGCATGTCACCGAGCGTTGTATCGATTGTGTCCTGAATAACTTGCCGATGCAAGTCCGTCATCTTCACGGCGCGGTCCAGGGTGTCAGGTAGAAGCTGGAGCGAAAGGCGCACAACCTTGAACGCGTCGCCGCAGTATTCGACGATCTCCGTCGTCGGCCATAGGTCCTTCGCCTTCGTATCGTATTCCTGTTGCTTGAGTTTCGCGGACCAGAAAGCGGTGCGCAGCTTGTCGGGAAGTTCTTCCGGTTTGGTCCGCATCAGTTGCGCGATGACATCCGCGTCGAGCATCGGTGCCACCGCTCGCTCGGCGAACTCGCGAATGTTGAAACGGGCGCGCCGATTGGGAACGTCCTCGGTCGGATTCAGCATCGACGTGATGTGGACCACGGCGTCCAGCTTCATGCCGAACATGGCCGCGAGTTCTTGCCGTGTGGCGCTTTCGGAATTACGGATCATAGCGAAAAGCGGCTTTTCTGGAGACGCGCGCGAATGCGGCGAAGATGATCAGATATCATATCTTGGAACGACTCCTTGTTCCGCAACTTTTTGACGGCGTGTTGCTCGACGGTTTTCTGCACGGCGAGATAGTAAATCTTCACCGTCCGCGTCTGACCTTGCCGGTCGATGCGGCCAATGATTTGCTTATAGAGTTCCAAGGCTTGCGGCGTATCATAGAAGATAAGCGTCCGCCCTGGACCCGTCTGCATGTTGAGGCCGTGCCCAGCCGATTGCGGATGAACGAACAGCATGGGTATCTTGCCGGCATTGTAGGCTGGCACGCAATCGCCATCCTTGTCCATCTTGATCGCTTTGGGAAACGCCTTCTGTAGCCGGGCGAGGCTGGGCTTGAACCAATAGGCGACCATAACAGGCTCGTCGCCTATCTCTTCGATGAGTTCCTGTAGCTCTTCGATCTTGTGATCGTGGTAATAGTGGACCTCGCGGTTCTTGTCATAGACCGCGCCGCTGCAAAGCTGGAGCAGCTTTCCGTGGAGAACGCCCGCGTTCACGGCCTCGATGAACCCCTCTTCGTCACCTGGGAAGTCCAGCACCATGGACTCCTCGAACTCCTTGTAGCGGGCCAGTTCCTTCGGATCGAGGACGATCGGCCGGACGATCTCCAGCACGGTCCGCTTTGGCAGGTAATCCGCCTCTTTCATGACGAGGCACACGTCCGCCAACTTTGCGGTCACCGCTTCCACCGCGCCCGGCAGCGGCGTCACTTTGCGGCTGTATTGATTGACCTTGAGGTATTTGTCGCGAAAAGCGGTAATTCCTTTTCCGAATCTTTTGCCGCCGTCGATAAGATACGTTTGCGCAAAGAGGTCCTGTATGCCTTCCGGCGCAGGTGTTCCCGATAAAAGGATGACTCGTTCTGTCTTTTGCGCAACCTTCGCCAGTGCCTTGAACCTTGCCGACGTATGATCGGCGAAGCTGGTAGATTCATCGACGACAAGCACTTGATAAGGCCAACGCGCGCCATGAAATCCGACCAGCCAAGCGACCTGTTCGCGGTTGATGATGTGAATCGGAGCATCAGCCATCGCAGCCACCGCCTTTTGAATCTCATATTCGGCCGTAAGTGCCTTGCTGCGCGCATGGCTGGCCGATAACGGATCGTCCCTGGCCGCCCACCTTCCAAGGGCAAGGACATCTGGATCATCGGGATTTGGCCGTATTAACGAATACCATAGATGCCGCGTATGCCTCCATAGCCCAAGCTCTGTAGGCCATGTCTGGATTGCCACCCGTTTCGGTGCGATGATCAATGCCTTCCGAAATTCGTTCCTCGCGAATAGGTCGTCTAGCACAGTCAACACAGATATAGTTTTTCCTAAACCCATGTCCACAGCGGCCAAACATTTCTTCGTCTCCGTCAGGAAAGGGATCAAGATGCCCGTCTGGTAGCCGCGCAAATCCTCTCGGCCGCGCTCGCACTCGGCGAGTTCGGCTTCAACCTGTCGGCGCAGCCAACCTTTAGAATAGCTCGTCAAGGCCATCACCGTGGCGGAAGGTCGCATTCGCCGCCAGCGCCTTCTCTAACCGCTGGAGCGGGGTCGTCATGGGCACGGTAGCGGCCGGGCGATGCAGCACATCGAACATCGTCAGGCGGCAGCTATCCTCGGCGTTGTCCATCCAGACCGTCCATTGCACGTTCATGAGCGGCGACGCGCCGCGCTCTTCCGCGAACACCGGCCGCCACAACAAATTCAAGATCGCGTGCGGACGGCGCGCCTCGAACAGCTTTGCGCGCCGTGCGGAATGCCAGTAGCCGGACGGCAAGAGCATCGCCACGATTGGCGCATCGCGAAGGGCGCGGCGGATGATCGCCTCGGCGTTGCTGAAAGGCGGGTTCGTGATGACCGCATCGAAGTCGTAATGCTCTTCGTCGAGTTCCGATTCTGCAATATAGTCAACCCCGGCCACGCCGTAGCCGCGATCCTCGATGTCGGACGCATGGACCTCGTGGCCGTAATGCTCCAGCACCACGGCCATCTCCCCCGTGCCGCAGCACGGTTCGCGTATCTTCATCCTCTTCGGAAACGCGAAATACTCCAGCAAAGCTTGGGTGACCTCGGCCGGCGTGGCATAGAAATCTTGTGGCCGCCGGTCGTGGTTCTCTTTGCTCTTCGCTATCTTTTCACCGAGGTTCACTGCGCCGCCTCGGCGAACAACACTGCGTCTTCGTCTGCCTTCATGCGAAGCCGAACGCCGATGCGCTGGACCAGCAAGCGACGCTCGGCCGTGGTCAACGCCGCTCCCGTGTTACGGCCGATGACCTGTTCGCAAAAAGACATCGCGGCGTCTTCACCAAACGCGTCGCGTAGCTTGCGCCACATCTCAGTGAGCAGCGCCTTGTCCTGTTCGATCTCCTTCGCATCGCGGGGAAGCTCCTCTTTCGGATCATGACCGACGAAGCCCTCCAGCCCCTTGCTAAGAGTTTCGGAAAGCTGCTTTTCGGCTTCCAGCTTTTCCGAGTCGAGGATGGCTGTCGCCTTGGTGATGTCTTGAATGCCGTTGTAGGGCGGCGGCGCGGAAATGGACGAAAGGTCCAAGGCAGAAAAGCCGCTTTTCATCGTCGTGATTTCCACCGTTCCGGGCGACGACTTCGTTTCGACGACGGCCTCCTTCGGCTTGACCGCCTTGGTCATCAGTTCGCCCGCGAGCGCACCATAGCCGCAGTTGTCGATCGCGTGGTCCGGCTCGGCCGCGTCGCCCTGGAGGGCGCGGGCGATCTTGAGTAGCTGCATCATGTGGGCCACATCGAAATCCTCCAGCGCCGCATGCGGCAGCTTGCGCGCCTGGATGTAGGCGTTCCATAGGCCGGCGATGGCCGTAAAGGACCGTTCGGCCTTCCCATGTGTCGTCTGTCGCGCACCACCCACAATCTTGTCGGCGGCCTGTAGGATTTCACCAGCACGCATCGATGTCACTCCGGTATGTTGAGAAATTGGCAGGCTTCGGCGTAGTCGTCGGTCCAGAAAAGACTCCAGCCGAAATGGATGTCGAGGTCCGCCGCGCGTAGCAACTGCTGCCGGGTTGGCTCTTTGTCGCGCCGTTTGAACTCGACGGCGAGGGTGCTGCCGCCGCGACCAAATATCCGATCGGGCGCGCCGCTCACGCCGATGAACTGGAGCTTGAACACGAGGTAGCCGCACTCGACCGCGCGGTCCACCACGCGCTGCTCGACCGTCTTCTCCAACGGGCTAGGCCTTGCGGGCATTTAGATTAGCCTCCAAGGCCGATAAGAAGTCGTCCCATAGTATCCAAGCCGGGCTAACCCGCAAAGCCGCCAAAAGGCTTTCTACAGCCGCCAGCGGGGTAGCCTGTAGCTCGCCGTAGACGCGGGTCCCTTGCGGCGCGAGCGGCGCAATCACGGCCTCGCACGCCCAACGCCGATGCGCGGCCTCGTGCGTCAGCCACGGTTGCCACCCGAGGGCCAGGACATCGGCAAGAGCGTTCTCCAGGCGGCTCATCAGAA